GCATAAGTGGTCATCTCCCACACGTCCGACATGGTCTGGATCGACGCCTGCCAGACCTTGAGGGTAGCACCCTCGGCGATGGTCACCGTGGACTCGATCCACTTGGACTGGGCATTATACTCACCGACATTCATCGTTATTGCCATGATCTAGTCTCCTATCTAATCTCTATGATGAAGAGGATAAAGGAGCTGGCCAGGAATGCAAGTGTTATTCCTGCATAGCTGACCAGCGTGGAGTGCATAGCTCGAATGTAACAGTTTATGTTACCTTACCGGAACGTGTTTACCGAAAAACTCGTCCCGTTCGTCATAGTCCTCGGGGTGTTCGGACCAAGCTTTCTTCCAATTTCGGATTTCACGGCGCTTATGGTTCTCCGAATCCAGTTTGCGTATTCGGCCCTTCTTTTCTTCATAAGGTTCATAATCATCAAAATCTTCATAGTGATTGGAGTTACTCTTCATCTTCGCCATTTAGATTATCCAGCGGTCCTCTGTTACCACAAATCAGGGAAGGCTTCATGCACAATCTTTGCATCAAGCCCTTTTACGACCTGCTTCTTCAAAAGCATGTTCATAAAAACTTCAGCCTCGCGCTTCTCTAGCACCTCAAGGATCTGGATCAAAAGCTGTTCTCGTCTTTTAGGATCCAGATTTGGTGAAACTCTAGGATTACCTTTCTCGAATAGATAGGCCCGCCCTAGTTCCTGATGGATGGACGAATAACTCAAACCGGGAGGTGAATCACCAGGTTTATATTGTGGAACTTGTTCGAACACAAACTGGATGTTTGGATGATAGGTGCCGCGCAAAACTTCGCGGAGCGCATAAGTCGCATTGCTGCGGAGAATGTTTATCTTGTCTTCTTTACTCGGAGCCTTCTCAAACTCATCGAAGATTTCATATACGTTTTTCATGTTTCAAAACTCATCTAGGCACTCAATCAAATTTTTGAGGCGGTTTTCAATAAAGTAGTTCAGCATCTTCTGACGGCTGCCAGACTTCGGCACATCATAGGCCAGCACGATCTGCTCCTTGATAGTCTCAGGGATATAGTCCAGATCCACAAGCATTTGGTTTCGCTTATAGCCTCTCAGCATAATGTCAGTTGTGCAGAACTCATCTGCACTGCTATTTATCCACTCTTTGAGTTTTTTGCTACTGATAACTTTCTGACGCTCACCAGCCACGAAAGTGTTATCGGGTGAGAGAAAGTTAGGAATACCATCGCCACGGTCACCACGAATGATATGCTCCTTGATATACTCTAAGGGGTCTTCTGTCTTCACGAACCGTTTGAGAATAGGGCTGTACTGCACCACATTCTGATACTTCTGGAGCTGAACGAAGTCCTTGTCAGAAGATAGAATGAGGATTTCTTCATGTGCAGCCAACCTTGCGGTCAGTACACCGATAACATCATCGGCCTCCGCACCTTCAACCTCGATGACCTTGTAGGGGAAGTTTTCTTTCAGTTCATCACGGATTTTGTTGAGTGTCTGAAAGATCAAGTGCCAATCGAACTCGGACTTTTCACGGTCAGACTTGCGATGGGCCTTGTAGAAAGGAAAAATATCGCGGCGCCAGTACTTCTTAGAGTCACAGGCCACCACGATATCACCATACTTGGACTTGAATTGCTTTGCGTATGAACGCAGGGAGTTTAGTACCATGTGCCGAATGAGAGGTTCATCCAGCTTCATTTTCGGATTGCTTCCGATTTGCTGCATCAGGTTCGAGATTAGAACCTGGTTGAGATCGATCAAAATCATAATGTGTCCTTATTGCTATATGTATTATATAGCAGTTACTCTTCATCGTCAAGGTCTGAAATGTCTTCGATAAGCTTTCCTGTCTGACGATTGATTACCTTCACATTCTCATCAATGAAATTGTGTAGGCCATGTTCGAGTTCAAACTGTCGATAGATGGTTGCTCGTAGTGCATCGGCTGCCATAGAAAAGTCTTTGAGGAAAACTTTGCTATCGGTATCTACACCATGGTTCTCGATCTCTGTAACCATCAGTTCAACAATATCATCAACGATACCATCAGCATACTTGCATAAGCCTTTCAGCTTATATTGTTTGACCACATCATCATTTGATGGCGTCTCACGAACAATCTTACTCTTGGGAAACTGCACTACATTTTCTGTCATTTTATGGCCCTTAACAAGACTACTTCCGTATTTAGACGACCATTTGCGGCCTTAGGCTTACACTTGATATTGTCCATCAACTTACGAAGAACCACTTTGCTACCAACCTGGAGGATAGTTAGGGTCTGTTCAGGTTTACGAACCTTCTTGGTGACAGAGGTCTTTTCATCGAAGCCTGTAATGGTCGTACCCTTCACGCTCAAGCCTGTGTGGCTCATTGCATTGTAGACAGATAGATTGCGGTACTTCACATTGAAGACCCAGAGTTGCTGTGCGCCAACAACCTCTGTAGGCTTGATGCTCTTGATGTTCAGCGTGGTATCTTCAACAAGGAACTTCATCTTGCTGACCAAGACACCAGCAGGCTTCTCCTTCTTCTTACGAGGTTTACGGGCCGCCCTAATGACATTGGCACGAGCCTCAGCGGCAGAAATGAAATCACGAACGAACTCGGTGTAAGACTTCAACTGGATCTTTTTCCAGCGAGAGTAAGCTTCTTTGAGTTGAGGGTCTTTACCTTGCATTGCATCAAACAACTCAGCATAGAGCGGCTTGTAGTAGTCTGCAATACGTTGTGCAATCTGCGGCTTGATATCGTTCGTCCGCATCCATGCTTCAACATTGAAAGAGTTGCGACCTTCGTTGACGAAGATATCAATTTGTTCTTCAAGTTCACCAATGAGATTAGAAGTCTTCTCACTGATCCTATCCTGGATAGATATCACATTCTTCGTGACAACAGGTTCAACAGCATCGATAGCCTCGACCTCATTGACAATCAGAGCCTCAATCTTCTGCATTATGTTGGCAATAAGCTCTTTCGAGACTTTGCTGCCATTCATGAACAGACGGCAGTGCCAACCGATATTGCGAAGGTCTTGGGCTGATATCTGCCCAACCAGTTTCAACTTCTTCTTATCATACTTGATATGCTTCAGATATGCGAGAGCAAACTCCTTCGCATCATCTGTCGAATAGAAGTAGTTGAACCAGTTGTACGCGCCGCCTAGATTGGTATCGACGGTAACATCGACCAATACGGGCTCAGGCCCGAGGTACTTTTCATCAAGAAACTTGCCACGAACCTTGCCTGTTGCTTTTGCCATTTGTTCCTCAGTAGATTTGACCGAACTTGAGATCCTTGAAATCAGGGATCAAACAAATTCCGTCTTCAAGATGTTCATAAGTATAGCTCACTTTGGTGGCATAGTCAATAGCATCTTCCACAAAAGAATAAACTTTACTCTGACCAAACACATCAATCATTCGATCCATGTCACCATCCCAATGAAGAGTTTTGTCATTGAACTTTCCGTAGATGTTATCGATAGCTTGACAGTATGCTACACGGAACTCTGGGCCTGCGGTCTCTAGAATGTACACACCATTATCGGATGACATTAACCCACCGTAATGGAAATAATGGAATCGAGACGGAAAGAACGCCAACCATTAGCCTCGACATCCCACACCGAAAGAACATCGAGGTTCTCTTTCTTTGGTGTGGTTTCTTCCTGCAAGAGTACAGGAGCTGGCAGAAACTCAGGCTTCAGAGTGCAGCGCATCTCACGGCGACTGCCATCGCGCTTATCAAAAGCAACAGTAATAATACCATTGCTCAAGGTTTCCTTCAATTCATAACGATTCATCATGCCCGCATCTCCTTAATCAGTGCATTAGCTTCGGCAAATGGGAGGTAGTACTTGAGTAGAGTTTCGAAGGCCTCGGCAAACATCTTGTTATTTTCAAGGTCATACTCAGTATAAGGTTCAAGCTTACCGTTGGCTTTGCGCTTCTCGATATCCTTAATATCTTGAAGCATGTAGCCGTAGTCTTTGACTAGCATATCACGCATAAGCGAGTCGGCCGTTTCGTCAGTAATTTCGATCTTCATGTCTGTAACCCCGTTATGTTGTGCATTTCCATATAATCGGCTAAGTCGTCATACCCACCGATACGCTTATCATACACGAAGACCTGTGGTACTGTCAAGGGCAAATTTGGGCCAATCAGTTCTCGCAGTTCTTCTTTGGTGTAATCTTTACCGAGATTTAATACAGTATACTTAACACCCACATCATCGAGTAGTTTCTTGGCCTTGATGCACCATGAGCAATTGTCTTTTGTGTAAATCTTATACATCAGAATTCTTTCCATGTGTATATAGAGTTCTTAGTCTTGAACCTCACAGTCCAATATCCATCATCATTGATTGACTCTTCAAGAATTCCAATGATAGGTGTGGTCTGCC